ATGAAGCAAAAAACCATGTTTTACTGTACATCCTGCGGCAACGAGACGGCAAAGTGGGCGGGGAAGTGCCCCGCCTGCGGCGCTTGGAATACAATTGTGGAGCAGCCGGAGACACCCCGTATCACCGGGGCCGGCAGGGGCCGCTCTGCCGCCCTTGCCGCCGGGCCACGCCGGGCCTGCCCGGTGACGGAGCTGGCAGCAGACGAAGAGATCCGGTTTCCAACGGGCATGGGAGAGCTGGACCGGGTGCTGGGCGGCGGCGCGGTCAAGGGTTCTCTGGTGCTGGTGGGCGGCGCGCCGGGCATCGGCAAATCCACGCTGATGCTGCAGATCTGCAGCAAGCTGTGTGAATTCTCCAAGGTATTATATGTATCCGGCGAGGAGTCTGAGCACCAGTTGAAGCTGCGGGCAAAGCGGCTGCATGTGGAAAGCGGCAGCCTGTTTGTGATCTCTGAGACCAGCCTGGGGGATCTGCTGGAGTCCGTCACAGCGGAGAAGCCGGATATTTTGATTGTGGACTCCATTCAGACCCTGTACAATGGTGCGTTGGACTCCCCGGCGGGCAGCGTCAGTCAAGTGAAGGACTGCACCATGGCCCTCATGCAGCTGGCCAAGGGGCAGGGGATTACCGTCTTTGTCATCGGCCACGTGAATAAGGAGGGGTCCATCGCAGGTCCAAAGGTACTGGAGCATATGGTGGACTGTGTGCTGTACTTCGAAGGGGACCAGCATACCAGCTACCGGATTCTCCGGGCAGCCAAAAACCGCTTCGGTGCCACCAACGAAATCGGTGTCTTTGAAATGCGGGACGAGGGATTGGCGGAGGTAGAGAATCCATCGAAAATGCTGCTTTCCGGCCGTCCGGACGATGCGCCGGGCACCTGCGTTACCTGCGTGATGGAGGGGATGCGGCCAGTGCTGGCGGAGGTGCAGGCGCTGGTGGTAAATACCAGCGCAGGAAATCCCCGCCGCACCAGCAACGGGTTTGACTACAACCGGGCCGCCATGCTATTGGCCGTCTTGGAAAAACGCGGAGGCCTGAAAGTGTCTGCATGTGACGCATACATCAACATTATCGGCGGCCTCTGGCTGGACGAGCCCGCCGCGGATCTGGCCACTGTCATCGCCTTGGCCTCCAGCTACTACGACCGGCCGGTACCGGGGGAACTGGTGGCCATTGGGGAGGTGGGCCTCACCGGAGAACTGCGGACGGTAAATCAGCTTGCCCAGAGGATTTCGGAAGTACACCGCCTGGGATTCAAACAATGTTTGATTCCGGCGCATCGGGCGGAAAGTCTCCGTGGGCCTCAGGGACTGCAGCTAATCCCGGTTCGGAATGTCGGTGAGGCGATCCGAGCCGCTTTGCGTCCGCAGGGATGAAGTGGATGCAGGCGCCGCCAAGGGCGGGCTGTCCGGCAGCTGCGGCGCTGTCCAGTATGCACAGGCCGTCCTGCTGATAAATGCAGGTGCTGGTACAGGGAATCAAGCTCATAACCATCATCCTTCTGATTGAGTTACCGTTATCTTGACCAGAAATTCTGCATTTTATGTCCGGCGGCCTTCAGGCAGATTTCAGCTTTTGACATTATCATGGAAAAACACGCAGGGAAGGAGGATTTTGGAAGAGCATTTTTAATTGAACAAAATAAGGCTTTTGTTTAGAAAGTACGTATATTTATATATTTTTTGTATTTTTATTATTTTTTAGGTTATTTTTATTATTATTTTATAGGTTTATTATATCAAAAACAAAGTTAGTTGTCAACGCTTACCGCGCTCACGCTTGGTCTCACTTGGTGTCACTCAGCACAATCATATCAAGAAATATGATTGTGCTGAGATTCCACCAAGTACTTTAAGGCTGTTCGTCACGATGAATATTGATCCAAAGTTTAAGAGCAGCGCACGCATAACGAAGAAGCTTTAAAACAAGATAAGTTGCATAAATACCAACAAAACCAAAACCAATAGCAAAAATCTCCATTAATTACCTCTCATTCCAAGCACGTTTAAGACCAGAAATAATATTAGCAAGGGTCATAGTACCATCATCGGTAGGCTGACCAAACAAAGACTTACCTGAAGAACCAGAACCGCCAAAAGAATCTCTAAGAAAATCAACAAGAGAACCACCAAGATTAACCGCAGCGCCATACTTAGTATGATCAACCGAATACTGTGAAGCAGCTCTATGCTGGTCAGCAGCATAACGGGTAGCTCCAGCTGAAGCATAGCTACCTTTCAAATTCTGGTCAGCAACATAGCGAGAAGCAGCGGAGCTGATTTCAGAAACAATCCTTTCCATGGCAGTATACTTATCGGCAACAGCTTCCTGAGTACGGGCATTAATGTTAGATGCTTGAATCTGCGTATTGGCCGCTAGAATGCTTCCTAAGAGGTTTGCAATGGCACCTGATACAGAAGTATCCTGTTCACCTTTCGCGCCAGCAGAAGTCACGCCAGAGGCCGTAGCACCACTTGTTACAGCAGCACCGTTACCATTCATTGCAGAAAGCACAGGATTCAGACCAGCAGCCATCAAATCCTGTACCTCTCTCTGATGGGCAGTATTCGACATCATCTCTTGCCAAGCGCGGTTTTTGGCGGCTTCCGAGGCATTAAACTCCATAGCTTTCGCATTTTGTTTCTCCTGCCATTCACGTAAGATAGAAGCCTGTTCAGCAGACTTCGCGGAATTAGACTGGGCAACACCTTTCAACTGGGCAATCTGATTCGCACCAGAATTCAAATAGTTGGCCATGGAGGCATTGGCAGCACCGACAGCGGTAGAAATTAAAGACATATTATCATCCTTTCACAAAAGAAGCAAGAGGCCCCCGCAGGGGCCTCTATTTTTAATGGTGGTCAATCAGACCGGGAATAGAGTACATAGGCATGGGGCGGGTGGTACGGTTAGCAACGAAAACATCAGCGAAAAGCTGATTAGTAGCAGAACTAGCAACAGAAAGTACACGATCCACATTTGTCTTATCCTCTCGGATCCAAGAATCAGAAAGAGAAGGCAAAGCGCTATAGTCATCAGCCAGATGCCATACGTCGAGAGATTGAGCATAAGCACTCCTCATCATACCAGTAATACGGTTAGGCTTATAACGATAATCAGCCCAGGCTTCCTGGTAACCAAACACTTCATCATCCTTAGCAGTGCCCTGCGCATAAATCTCTTTGTTCTTAATCGCCTGCTCACCAATATTCGCAAATACAGGCCAGTAATAATCAAAGCGGTCTTTACGGCTCCACATGCGGTCAATACCTTGCTGATAGGTGTGGTCATACCGGGCAACCATAAGGCCAATTACAAAGCCATGCTCCGTAAAAGACTTGGTAAAATCATAATGGGAATCCGTAGTAAGAGAATAGCCAGCGACATTACCTTGAGGCGTAGAATTAGATTCCGTAGCAGAGGACTGAACAACCTGGTTAATATTAATGGGAACACGGTTACCACCAAGATATTCAGGACGCTGAAGCCGGGCATCCGGAGAAGTAACACCGAAATGAGACTTCAAAATCTCAATATAACGGGTACCGCCTCGGGCATCACGCTCGTACATCTTCTGAATCTGGAAAGCAAGGCGCAGCTGGTTAATCGTAGCCATGGAAACAGCACCATCATTGATGGCAATCAAACCAGACTTGGAAAGGTCATCACCAAGCTGCTCTTTAGTAGGAACACCATACATACCACGGAGAGCACCAGTACCAGAAGGAGGCGCAGAGCCAACATTTAAACCATAAGCAGGAGCAGAAGCAGAGGTGCCATAAAGAGCACTACCACCAGATTCAGAATTCAAAAGAGAGCCAATACCGCCGACTCTAATAGTCGAGCCAGTAGAACTAGATGAACCAGCAAGAGCAAGGTTAAATCCATTACCAACAACAGGAAGATTCGCACCAGCACTAACAGGAATAGTCACATCCGGGCCTTTCTGGGGGGCAGGAAGGGCAGAAGTAAAGTAGTCATGATACTTAGCACAAATAAAGGGCTTACCGCCTTTGGCCACATCCGTGACAAAAGTCGCAGAATTCACGCCTTCAACAGTCGCATCATCAAGAGGAATCACAAGCGGGTCCTGCAAGTTCTGGTCTCGGAACCACTCATTTACAATCAGGGCATAAGCGCGGAAAGGTAGGGAGCTAACAGATATGCCAGATACGCCAGTAGGAAGACCAAAATAGTCAGCGATAGTCCCGACTTGCCAGCCACCGTCGGGGGCAGTGAGCTGAGGAATTTCATACTCTGTTTTAGGAATCCAAGCAGATTCGGTATTTTCACCGTTAAACTCCTTCCAATGGTTCCACGTGAGACGGTTAGGGACGAAAAAATAGTAGGTATCCAGATAAATATTATCCATGATAGGGGTCAGCAGCGCAGGCATACGAACAACCTTAGAAGTCTTTACCTTGAAAGTGTCTCCAGGTAGCACTTCATCAATGAAGAAAGGAACCAAATCTCCAACATTGAAAGAAGTCTTCAAAGAACTGCTACGGTCAAAGGTAGACCGGGACATATCAATCCGGGTGGGATTCAATGCAAAATGGGTCTGAGTATTTCTGTTCATACTTCTTCATTCACCTCCGTAACAGCATCAGGCACAACAACAGGGTCAGCGGGAGTCTCCGGCTTAGACATACCAAAGGCATCAAAGAATTCAGGAGTACCAATAGAAGCGAGAAACTCAGAGTAAGAATGACCAAATTTCGAACGGACATCAACGGGCAACTCCTTAAAGAACGCCTCACCTTCATTCAAGCGATTCAGCATATCAGCATAAGTCTGAGGCAACTCCGTCACATCAGCATAAAAACCCTGGACACGGGAGAGGACATCAGTTTCACCATTGGCGAAACGCTTCAAAAGAACATGAATATCGCAAGACTCAGCAAAAGACTGGATATAATCATACAAATTCTCAGTTCCACTCTCTTCCAGACGAATCCGACCTTTGTCATCATACGATGCAGAATATGTAGTCCGAATAGATGAACCAACGTTAGAGTAAAAACGCTCAGGCTTACGAAACTGCGTCAAAAAACCAGTAAATTCCATACTTACCTCACAATATCTGAAGCAGAACAAAGATGCTCAGGCAGCTGCTTCTCAATTTCACCAGAATCGGAATCAAAAGTGCCAATCTGATACAGGTCATAGTCACCGGGATGGGAATTCATCAAACTAAACGAGTTCTGAACGGCATGCTCAAAATTACGAACAGCAGATGGAGCGTTCTGCTCCACAGTGGGAGCCATAAAGCCAACCTTGGCATCACGAATTGCAAACACAAAATATTTCATTTAAATCAACCTTTCCAACGAGATTTAGTTGCACGGCAATCTACATGCACAAACGACTGATAAAGACCAAAACCACAAGATATAGGAAACGCTTCACATAGAAAGTTATAAACAACTACGGGCTCTACACCCTTCACAACAATATCAGCAGCACGACCATACATATGCTGTGAAAACTTAGCACCACCAATCTTCTTGTTATACGAGGGGGTACGATAGCCAGAATTAATCACAACGGGTTTACCAAATTTCAAAAGAACACACTCCAAAATATCAAGTAATTCTCCATCAACACAAACGGGGTCAGTACCATCTTTACAGCGGAATTCATTCACAAAAAAATGGTCAGAGATACGCCAATTACCATCCTCACGCAAAGAATACATCATAGGCGAATACCTCCACGGTAAATCTTGGGGTCAATGTTAATCTTCTTGGCAGATGCGGCAGTACGACGGAACACCTTCTTGTCAACACGCTTAGACATTCGCTTTCTCATTCTAAAGTCCTCCTTAAAGATTTTATTTGATTCTCCTTCGCTCGTTCCGCAACGGCGAGGAGTTCATCACGACATAATGAGGTTCTTGCAAGCTTCGCAGTCTGCGAATTAATCGCCATCTGTTTACGGATGTCCTTAATTTCCTGCATACGCTCCGGATTATCAATATCAAAGAGCTTATCGAAATATTTGGGCGGCCGTATCTTTCGTCCTCCTTTTTCTGTAGATATATTGATAGCTTCATGATCATACAGATCAGGATGATCGTCATAATACCAACGGGCAATGCCAGGCTTTCTAGACATGAGGGTGAATTCAGGCTCAATAGCAAAGTCCGAGTAGACATTTTTATCTTCTCCTTTAGCTTTCTTCATAATATACCGGGCAGTATATGCACAGCTCTCCCAGGTCACTTCACCGACAACAGCATAGCCAATTGGATTACCTTGCTTATCGCACCAGCAGGATTGAAGAGAAGGGGAGTTATAATACTGATAACCCGCAGGGGATTTCTTGTATAGCTTCAAATCATTCAGATGTAAACCAAAAATGATTGCATGGTAATGAGGCCTAAAAGTTACACCACCATACTCACCAGCCATGAAAAAACGTATTTTGCAATCCGGGAAACGCTTGCGCAGCCGCTTCATAAAAAGCTGGAAATCTCGCTTTTGAAGAGTGAGAGAAGGGAACGCTTCACCTGTGGCCGGGTCTACATAGTAATTGATAGGGACATGGGCATCATCATAAGTCAACGTCACAAAGTACGAGGAATCATGATACTGAAGTTCAAGCATACATCGGTCAGCCCATTGACGGGAATAGTCCAGGCGGCAGCCTATACACTTACCACAAGGAAGATAAGTAATCTGGTCTTCCGGAAAAGGATGTCCATTTTTAGCCTGATACTCCATCAAATACGCATCGGTAAGAAAATGATAGTTTGTCTTGCCATTTACCGTCTGACCACTTGCAACAGCCTTCAGAGGGTGGTAACATGACATTGAATCACCTCAGAAAGGAATGGAATGAATATACAGTATTTATTGAACAAAATAAAAATTTTGTTCAATTAAGGGGAGGGCAAAACGGTTCACTGGCGAGATTGGGTTCTGTTTCATTCCAGTTTCAACATCCCGGCAGAAAGATTCTTCTCTGCCGGACAAGCATCCGACCGTGGCCTGTTTGACCGCTGCTCTGCATATTCATTCCAAAACAAAACTCT